ACCGGCCGGCTGCTGCCGCATGACCGCGAGTATTTGATCACGAAGCTGTGTCACGTCACATACGAACCCGACCCTGCTAAAGCGGCGACCTGTCCTACGTTCCTGCGGTTTCTTCACTGGGCGATGGGACACAACGAAGATGCCGACATGACGGAAGAGACGGTACGGATGATCGCATTCCTACAGCGGGCATTCGGCTACGCGCTCACGGGTGACGTCAGTGAGAAATGTGTTTTCGTCTTTCACGGTCACAAAGGGGACAACGGCAAGACCACACTGCTCGAAACCTTCCGCTTTCTCCTGCGGGAATATGCGGCCCTGCTCTCGATCGACACCTTGATGACGGCGAAGGGCACGGATGCAACACAGCGCGCCGACCTGGCCGATCTGCGCGGCGCACGCTTCGTGATGACGTCGGAGGTCGAGCAGGAGCACAAGCTCTCGGAAGGCAAACTGAAGTACATCACCGCCGGCATGGGCCGGATCAAGAGCTGCCGTAAGTATGAAAACCCGCTGGAGTTCGAGGCGACGCACAAGCTCTACATGGACTGTAACTACCGGCCGAAGGTGCGCGGTGCGGATAACGCGATTTGGAATCGGTTGAAGTGCATTCCGTTCAATGTGTCGATTGCCAAAGAGGATCGGGACAAGACGCTGCCTGACAAGCTGAGGGCCGAAGCTGCCGGCATCCTGGCCTGGGCGGTGCGCGGCGCAGCGGCGTGGTGTCAGGCGGCCAGCCTGGGCGAACCGCCCGAGGTGTCGGAGGCCGGCGCCGACTGGCGGGAGCACGATGACCCAATCCGCGACTTTCTGCAGGACTGCTGCCAGGACGAGGCGGGGGCGTGGGAGACGGTGACGGAGATCGCCGCTGCCTATCGCTGGTGGTGTAAGGAGAATTCAGAACGCTATCCGCTCAATCGTGAGCACTTCAACGAACGGATGGCGGCCAAGGGATATCAGCAGAAGCGCTCCCGGCGCGACGGCGCGAACAAGCAATTGCGCACCTGGGAGGGTCTGATTGTGAAGCCGGAGGTTAGAACTGAGGTCAACAGCCAGGGGAAGCGAACCGCCTTTTTGACTGACTAACGCTCTCCCGGCCACGTGCTTGTGACGCGCGTGACATACGGGAGAGTTGTCTCTATTGAAAAGCGATGGTTGGCTGTCACTTGTGACAATTCGTTGTCACAACCTTTTGTCACAGGATCTAACTTCTTTTTCCACTTTGGATTACCGCTAAAAACACCTTAACACAGCCAAATCTTATCTATAAGTAAATAAAGAATGTGCTGTATGTGTCAATGCATTCGTATAAAAGAAACTACAACGCGCGTATACGGAGAGAGTTTAGGCGAAACAGCGTCCCAGGCTGTCACGTTGTCACATGGAAACATTTCTCATTGACTTTGTTTTGGGAATGCTGGTACAAATTGAGACGGGTCGGACGTGGCAGGTTCCCGAGCATCGACTTGGTAATCGAAAGCCACCCAACCTAGTACACTCGTCCCGACACGAGTTGGCCTTTGCAGTTAGCTCTCAAAAGCTAACCGCCTCACGCAAACCGCGTGAAGCCCATTGTGGCTAAAAGGTCATTCGTGTCATCAAAACAAAGAAAGTCCCTCATCAAGATAGCTAACCCTGTGCCTGGTCAGCGTACCCATATCACTCCGGCCGATGCGCGGCGCCTTGTTCTTCGCGGGCTTGCTGACTTCGATGCGCATGGCCAGTTCGTCAGGCACCCGAGGAGACGGAAGATCTCAGCGCATAACGCGCGGCTTCCAGTGTCAGAGTTCAGCGGGCTCGACGCGTTCCCCGGTCGAGCAGTCAAGCCGCCCTCTCCTGATGTGCTGTCGAAGTTGAACTCGAAGCCAGGTAAGATCCTACGTCCGCCGATCACCGGCCTTCGTGCATATGCGGGCTTCGGAGCCTGAATGCCTACGCTTGCCCTACGTCCCTGCGCAACCCCCGGATGCCGCGAGCTGGTCGAAGCCGGCTGCTGCCAGGCGCACACGCGAGTGCGGGAACAGATGCGCGGCAAGACGGCGGAACGTGGCTATGATCGGCATCACGTTCGTCTGCGCGTTCATTGCTTCGAACGAGACGGATGGCGCTGTGTGGATTGCGGCTGGCAGCCAGAGATCGTCCGGCAATGTAGAGAGGCTGGCATTGATCTGCCGCCAATACCGGTAATCCTCGAGGAACTGCGCCGGGCCTATGCCCGCAACGAACGCCACCTGCACGCTGATCACGAGATACCCATCGAGCAACGCCGCGATCTGCGTCTCGATCTGGACAACCTGCGCACCAGGTGCAACGAGTGCCACAGCCGGAAGACGGCGACGGAAGACGGCGGGTTCGGCCGATGACCGAGACTTTGCAGACGCGTGCAACGAGGGGGAGGGTGGGTCGAATCTCTGGGGACCCGCGGACCATGACCGTTGGCCAGCCAAATTTTCATTGCGCGGGGAATTTCCTATCTTTTATTTTCCCGGTGAAGGTCGCGGCGTATGGCGCCTAGCGGCAAACTCGATCCGCCGGCCCATTTGTCCGAAGAGATGCAGCGGCTCTGGACTCAGATCGTCGAGGAAAACGCCATCGATGCGGCGGCCGTGCCGATTCTACTAACCTACTGCGAAGCGCGCGACCGCCGGGAAGAAGCGCGAGCGGCCATGAAGGAAAAGGGTCCCATCATCAAAGACCGATTCGGCGTGGAAAAGATGAGCCCCTGGGTGGCGATCGAACGGGATTCCACGTTGATCATGCACCGCGCGTTCCGCCTTCTCGGCTTCGATCAGGAAGCCCGCGGCGGCGGCGACCAGGCGAAGTTGTTCGGATGAAAAAACTGTGGCAAGAGTAAATCGCAAAGTACGTGTCCGTCCGCAGAATCCGGTTACCCGGGCTCAGATCCTGGAGCTGTTGATCGGACCGAACGGCACGACTGTCTTTTCTTCCGACGCCGAGGCGAAGACGTTGTGGTCGGAGGTCCAGCTCAAGTACAGCCCGTCCTTTGCCTCCACTTGGTACGTCGAGGGCACAGCCCAAAAAAATTTCGCCGAAACCGCCGCGGCGTACGCGCGGCAGGTGGTAGCCGGGGAGGTCGAAGCGTGCAAATGGACACGCCTAGCCTGCCAGCGGCACCTCGACGATTTGGAACGCGCCGCGTCGGGCGACTGGAAGTATACATTCGACGTGGCGAAGGCCGAGCGGGCCTGCCGCTTCCTCGAGCTATTGCCGCATGTCAAGGGTGGCTGGGCGGCGAATGCCGAGTTGATGGTTCTGCAGCCCTGGCAGATCTTCATCATCTGTGTGCTGTTCGGATGGGTGAAGGTGGCCACGGGGATGCGGCGCTTTTCGCTCGCCTACATCGAAGTTCCCCGCAAGAACGGAAAGTCCCAGCTCGCGGCCGGCATCGGACTCTACATGTTTGCCTGCGACGGCGAGTTTGGCGCGGAAGTCTATTCGGGCGCCACCACCGAAAAGCAAGCTCACGAGGTGTTCCGGCCGGCGAGGCAGATGATCGAGCGCAGCCCGGAGCTCGCCCGCGCGCTCGGTGTGCTGCCGGCGGCGAAGGGCATCAGCCGGCCCGAAGACGGCAGCCGCTTCGAAGTGGTGGTAGGCAAGCCCGGTGACGGCGCCAGTTCGCACTGCGGCATTGTCGACGAATACCACGAGCACGATTCGGACGTTCTCTTCGACACCTTCCGTACGGGGATGGGGGCGCGCCGGCAGCCGCTGTTGTTTGTCATCACAACGGCGGGCGATAACACGGCCGGGCCCTGCAAGCTGCTGCAGGGGGACGTCTGTAAAATCCTCGAGGGCGCCTTCGAGCGCGATGAAGTGTTCGGGATCATCTTCTCGATCGACCAAGGCGATTCGTGGACGGCAGTAGAGAGTCTGGGAAAAGCCAATCCGAATCTGGACGTCAGCGTCTTCCGCGAGTTCTTGGTGACGGAACAGCAGGCGGCCATCGTTAATGCGCGCAAGCAGGGCATTTTCCAGACGAAGCACCTGGACGTCTGGGTAGGCGCTGTTACGAGCTACTTTGACGTGCAGCGGTGGAATCGCCTGGCGGACCCTTCCTTGCGTTTGGATGACTTCATCGGGGAGCCGTGTGTCGTGTCGGCCGATCTTTCGACCAAACGGGATTTTACGGCGCGCATCGTAATTTTCAAACGGCAGATCCGCGGCAAGGATCACTACTATGTGTTCTCCCGCTTCTATTTGCCGGCAGCCCAGGTGAACCGGCCGGAAGCGCCTCAGTACAAAGAGTGGGCAGAGCAGAAATGGATCATGGTGCATGAAGGGAACACGGTGGACTTCGACGCGATCACCGAAGAGACCATCGCGGACGTGACGCGCGCTCAGGCGATCGAGTTCGTCTTCGACCCCTGGAACGCTATGTCGCTCGCCCAGGCAGTCGGCAAGCGAACGGTGACGACGATCGTCGAAATGCCGCAAATGCCAAAGTTCCTTTCGCCGGCCATGAAGGAGCTGGACATCGCGATCGCGGACGGGCGAATTCATCACGACGGCAACCCGGTGCTCGGCTGGAACATCGGCAACGTCCGCGCCCGGGAAGATGCGAACGAAAACGTGTTTCCGCGCAAGGAGCCGGGCCGGGAAGAAAACAAGATCGACGGCGCCGTCGCCTTGACGATGGCGGTTGGCCGAGTCCAGGTGGCCGAAGACGGAACGATCGCCTACACAGGCTTGCGGAGCGTGGGATAGGTGCTGCCCGAAATCATGGACCGGGTGAAGGGGATCTTCTCCGGTTTCGGCTCGAAGCCGATCTCGCTCGGCATCAAAGGGGTCGATGGTCTCAGCTTCGATGCCATGACCGCGGCCTGGTATGCGCGGAATGGCTTCCCGGGCATCTATTCGATTCTGTCGGGCGGGCTTCCGGCTTGGTCGGGGGAGCCGGTCTCGGTCGAAACCGCGCTGAATCACTCCGTGGTCTGGGCCTGCTACCGGTTGATCAGCGAGTCGGTGGGCATGATCCCGGCGGTGATGCTTCAGGGGAAGGGCGATCAGAAGCAGATCGCTCTCAAGCACCCGATGTATGCGGCTTTGCACGACGCGCCGAACGAAGAGATCACCGCGATGTGCTTCTCCGAGATGCTCACCGGCCATTGCGTTCTGCAGGGGAATGCGTACTCACAGATCATCCGGCGCAGCGGCACGGGGACGGCGATCGAGTTATATCCCCTGCAGCCGCAGCAGGTCTATCCGGATCGCGAGAAGACGGGACAAAAGCGCCTGACGTACACGGTGAAGGACGGGAACAGCGCGGACAAGACGTACACGGTGCAGCGGGGCAAGCCGCATGATCTGCTGCATATCCGGGGGCTCGGCTGGGACGGGGTGCGCGGATTCTCCGTGATCACGATGGGGCGCCAGTCGTTCGGTACGGCGATCGCGGCCGAACGGAATGTGGCGCGGTTCTATGCGAATGGCGGCCGGGTACCTTACATCCTCGAGATGGCGCAGCGATTCAAGTCGGACGAGGATTTTGCAAAGTTCCGGGCCGACTGGGAAAAGGTGTACTCTGAGCCGCACCGTGCGCCGATTCTCGAGAACGGCACCACGTACAAACAGGTCGGGTTGAACGCGAAAGATGCGCAGCTCCTCGAGACCCGGCTCTTCGATATCCATGAGATCTGCCGGTGGTTCCTGGTCTCCCCGCACCTGGTGGGGGATCTGAGCCGGGCTACTTTTTCGAATATTGAGCAGCTTGCGCTCGAGTTCGTCAAGATGACGCTCGCAAGTTGGCTGACCCGTTGGGAGCAGGATCTTTGGCGTTGCGTGCTGACACCGGAAGAAAAGACCCAGGGCTACTTCTGGAAACACAACGTGAATGCGCTCTTGCGTGGCGACTTCCAGAGCCGCATGGGCGGTTACGCTACGATGCTCCAGAACGGGATCGCCTCGGTGAACGAAGTGCGGGATCTCGAAGACTGGAACCCGGTCGACGGCGGTGACGACCACCACATCCAGCTCAACATGCAGAGCCTGCCGGGCGGAACGCCGCTCACCAGCCAGGCGGCGCAGTTGGTGCGCCTGGGATCGAACTGACGAAGGAGAAACTCCATGAAAACCAAGCAGCGGATGCGTCTGGAGATCAAGGAAATCTCGGCCGAAGGAAGTTTCGAAGGACTGCTCTCGCCTTACGGCAATATCGATCAGGGCGCTGACCTGGTCGAGCCGGGCGCCTACACGAAGACGCTCCAGGAGCAGGGGAATAAAC